AGTTGGAGTAGGATTAACTAATATTAGTAATTTAAATTTAAATTATGATACTAGTAAGTTACTAAAATCTGAAACATTTGGACAATCTCCATCAAATACCGTATTAACCGTTCAATATTTAGTAGGAGGGGGATTAATATCAAATTCACCTTCTGATACAATCAAGAATATAAGTTCGGTGACTTTTTTGAATGATACATCAGGTTTAACACCATCTCAAAATTCTTTATTAACCACTATAAAAAACTCATTAAGAATAACAAATACAAATCCAGCAGTTGGTGGTCAAGATGAAGAAAGTGTAGAAGAAATAAGACAAAATGCTTTGGCTAATTTTGCATCCCAAAATAGAACTGTAACTATTGATGATTATGTATCTAGAATATACTCAATTCCTCCTAGATTTGGATCTATTGCGAAAGTAATGGTAATACCAAATTCAGAATTGTCTATTTCAACAAACCAAACATTATTAACAGGTTTTATAGATAATAATAATCAAACAACTTTGATTGATAATGCTTTGGAAAATAATTATAGAAAAGTAAATTTTGACATTTCAAATCCTTTTAGTCTTAATTTGTATGTTTTAAGTTATGACGCAAATAAAAATCTAACTCAAACCAACGATGCTTTAGTTTATAATATCAGACAATATTTACAAAAATACAAAATAATTTCTGATAGTGTAAATGTAATTGATGGTTATATAATAAATATTGGAGTAGATTTTAAGATATTGGTATATAATAATTTCAATAAAAAAGAGGTTTTAGACCAATGTCTTCAAAAAGCAAAAGAATTCTTCAATATTGATAAATGGTATTTTAATCAACCTATTAATATCAATCAATTTGAGTTGGAATTAGCAAAAATTGAAGGAGTTCAATCTGTTGCGGAAGTTAAGTTTAAAAATTTAACACAAAATGATGGGGATTATTCACCACACGAATATAATTTATCTGAAGCTACATTAAATAAAATTATTTATCCTTCATTAGACCCATCTGTATTTGAAGTTAAATTTCCAGATAATGATATAAGAGGAGCAGTAATTTAATAAATTTATCATTAAAAGTCTTATAAATTTCATACTTATATTTATAATAGAGTATGCATACATTTATATTTCCAAAACAAGACACATTCATAACTAATGAAACTGGTTATGAAGATAAAAATTTTGGAATTGATGAAATCTTAGAGTTAAAAGCGCAAAATCAACTAGTTAGTAATGTAACTTTTTACGAATCATCTAGTTTGTCCGGCAGTTATACTACATTTGATGTAATCAATTATATTGGCGGTATATCATCCAGTTATTTATCTGGTTCATCTGAATCTGCGAATTTATATGTCAGTGGTTCGTCTCGATTTACATCCACTAATTACAACGGTTATGTATCAGGAACTTATGGTGCAGGTATTCAAATTACATCTAGTTTGACTAATTACAATGGACCTGTAACTGGTAGCGTGAGTGGAAGTATTATAGGTTCTTTCACAGGTTCAATTTATAGTGCAAGTGGGTCTTTAACAAGTTATAATGGTTGTATAAATGGTTTATTATTAGGTACTCAGAGTGTATATAGTCCAAATACTACATTTACAAATGAACCTGAATTTAGTAGAATTTTAATTCAATTTGATTTATCTTCAATTTCCAGTTCTCTTTTAAATGGTGATATAAAGAATGGTTCCAAATTTTCCTTAAAATTAAAAGCATCATCTACAAGTGAAGTTCCATTAGATTATAAAGTATATGCATATCCATTAAGTAAAAGTTGGGATATGGGTACTGGAAGATATGATACTGAAGGACTAGGTAGTTTTGGTGCAAGTTGGTATTATAATACTACTCAAAACACTGCTAGTTTATGGTATTTTCCAACGTCATCTACTGTCAGTTATAATTTTACTGATTATTTGTTGACTTCTAGTTTTTCTACCGGTTCATTTAAAAATGGAGGGGCTACTTGGTATTATAACGTTCCTGCCAATTATTCTCAACCTACTTCAAACACATCATCTTCTTTTTATAATGTTTCAAGTGCATCAGTATATATTTCATCATTTTGTTCATCTTCATTGAGTGGCAGTTCATTGATTTGTTCACAGTCTTATGATTATAGTACATCTGATATTTATATGGATGTAACTTCAATTGTTAAAGGATGGATTTGTGGATGTATACCAAATAACGGTTTGATATTAATCAGTTCTTTAGAACTAATACAATCGAACGACATTAATTCAACTATAAGATTTTTCAGTAAAGAAACTAATACTATTTATCAACCATATTTAGATGTTAAATGGGATGATAGTGTTTATACTACAGGTAGTTTAGTATCATTAAGTGGATTTAATCCATATACAGTAGTAGTCAAAAACGTAACAAAAGATTATAAATTTGGAAGTGTTCCTCGTATTAATATATTTGCAAGAGAAAAATCTCCACTTAAGAATTTTGTCAAAGGATATCAACAAAGTCAATATTTAAGTTCTAGTTTATTACCTTCAAGTTCTTATTATGCCATTAAAGACAATGAAAGTGAAAACTTCGTAATTGATTTTGATGATTATACAAAATTAAGTTGTGATGGCACAATACATTATTTCAGATTAGACACAACAGGATTACCCGTGGAAAGATATTATAGAATTTTAATTAAAACTGAAATAAATGGAGAAACTTTAATATTTGATAATGGTAATATATTTAAAGTATCAAGATGAGTATACAATCACAAATAAATGATTTTTTTACAACAGGCCAATTCAACAATAATATTGATGAATTTGGAAACGTAAATTTATACATTAGTTCAAGTAATGTAAATGAACAATATATTGCATTTCCATTAATAAATTTTAATTATAAAAAAGACGAAATTGAAAATTTATATGATGTGAATATTTCTGAAATTCAAACTGAAACTCCAATTGAAAAACAAATTTTGAATCAAACATTTTTAAATGAATACAATAAAGTATTATCTGAAAATCAAGATTTGAAAGAAAAATTAAATGATTTAGTGGATGAAATTCAATCTGATTCTTCTAAATCACAATTAAGCGCAGCTAGAGATTTAATAGTAGAACTGAGAATAAAATTAAAACAAGGAAACAAACCAGAAGATTTTTCTGATAAATTTCCATTTAATTTAAAATCAGAAAATGAATAATTATGGCATTTCCTTTTCCAACAATTTCATCAAATAGTGGGTCATTAAACAGTGGTTCATATTTTATTCAAAGTGATTTGGATACATTTAATGACGTTCCATTTCAAGAATATTACTTTGGAAATTCGGAACAAGATATAATTGAGTTTAGTGTATATGATATTGAGGGTAATATTAATATTTGGAATTATCTGCCTATATCATCCACTTATTCGGTAATAAATAAAACATATAAAGATGTAGATAATAAAACTTTAAATTACAGTTATAAAGAATATAAAAGTAATTATCAAGTTTCATTTAATAAACAAATTTTGTTGGGCGTACTACAAGATTTATCTGGGTCTAATATCAATTCTGGTAATCACGTAGTTAGTTATAATTTTTTAAGAAACGTAGCTGGCAATCCAAATTATCCACTATACATTAAAGAAATTTCTCCAAGCAGAAAAGAAATCAAACTGACTCCTTCGTTTAAATTAGATTTGGACAAAGAAGAAAATATACTAGTTAATCTTGAATATCAATCATTTTCAAGAAAAGCAGCATTGATTAGAGATACAATACCTTTATTTAATTACTTTTTAGACTCATATCAAATTTATAATAAAAGTAATGAATTATTATTAAACAATAAAGATATTTTTTCTTTATTGAGAACTAATTTTGGATTCAAATCTGATGCAGATATTCTCGCATTCTTAGATGATACCTATAATGGTTTCAATAGACCTTATGTTAATTCTCAAAATGGACAATTAATACAAAATAGTTTTGAAGGGACTAAAAATTATATAAAAGATTGGTTGTACACATACTATAAATCAATTTATTCATTTGAACAAATAAAACAACAATTTAAGTATATAGTTCAAAAATCTATATCTTTAAGATTAGAACAAATAAATTCATATTATACAAAAAACCTTGAACTAACTACTAAAATCGAAAATTTTATTTTTGATTTGTTTTTTACAAATTTCATTTCGACTGTAGTCGATACTGTTCAAACTTATCATGAAAATAAATTGTATTCTTACTTAAAGAATGCATTGAATTTTGGAAATGATGAATTTTATACAATATTAAATTATACATTTGTAGAAGAAAATGGTAATACAAATATAATAGTTAAATTATTTAATGAATTGCCAATTGATATTTCTATAAGAGATAAATGTTGGATATCAAATATATCGCTTGTACCAGTAATTCAAAAATTTGTAATTAATGTTCCAAGTGTAAAAAGAAACTTTAAAATATCAGGACCTAATTTCAAAGTTGCTACTGATTCATACAAGTCATCACCAGTTAATTATCAGAATATAAACGATTTAAAATTAGATAATACTGTAAAAAATGACGTAGAATTTTATAAAAAATTAAATAATTTAAATGTAGATTATTCAGATTTTTCTAATTTTATCGTATTTAGTTCGGCAGAATTAAGAACTAAGCTGTTTTTAAATAAAGTTACATCTATAAATCAAATTAATTATTTGATAAATTCGAAACTTACTGCTTTATCTTCTTCTGCGTCGAACAGTGGTTCGTCTTATACTTTATTATCTTCTTATTCATTTATAAGTGCGTCATATGCAAATGAGATTGACCAATATCAAAGTCAATTAAATACAATTTTTAATTCATTTGATGGATATGACACATATTTGTATCAAAATATTACTTTAGTAAGTGGAAGTACAACATCATTTGTCAATGGGGCATATATAGAGAATTACAACTATCCAGACTATATCGAAAATGCAATCGAATATGATAAAAATAATAGAGATAGTTTAGTAAATAATACACCTGAATATATCTTAGTAGACGATAATAATACTGATTATTTGATATTTTTGTCAATGATTGGTCATCACTTTGATAACATTTATTTATATATCAAAAATTTTCCAACTCAACAATATGTTCAAAGTAATCTATCATCTAGTTATGTAAGCACTGTTGCAAATACATTATTACAACAGTTTGGATGGAATCCTATTAGTTCATTTGACAATTCTTCAATAGAATCAAATTATTTAACCGGTTCAAATGCTTATTCTGACTATGACAAATTAAAGATTATATGGAATAGAATTTTAAAGACATTGCCATTGATTTATAAGACAAAAGGTACAGAAGAATGTATTCGTGTGATGTCTAATATTTATGGAATTCCTCGTAGTTTATTAAATGTTAAAGAATACGGTGGAAATAAATTATCCGAAGAAGATAATTCATCATATACCTATCAAAATAAGTACTATTTTACCAAATATACTAGAAATGGTGATGCCATCGTAATTCCTGTTTCTGGTTCATCAAATTATGTTAATTCAATAGAATTCAAATTCAGAATTGATGCAGATTATATCTATCCTCAAAATACTAAAGTTTATCTTTTAAAGACTACTAATTGGGACGTATCAATTAAAAAAGAAATTAAAGATACATTTGGAAAATTGAAATTTGATATGTCTTCTCCATATGGAAGACCAACTGATTATCTTGAAACAGAATCTTTACCATTATTTAATGGAAACGTATTTAACGTTTTGATTAAACAAATTAATTTATCAGCAAGTTTTGATACAGGATCTGGCGGACAATTACCATATGGTTATTCATTAAGAGTTACTTCCGTTGATAATGATGAAATTGTATTTGATGATACTAAATCAATTATTAGTGGTACTGAAGGTATTAATGATACATTTAATGCATTCGGCAATTTATATGTAGGAAATTATACTGGAGGTGGAAATTTATTTCAAGGAAATATTGATAAGATAAATCTTTGGAAACATGAATTAGACGACGAATCATTTATAGAACATTGTAAGAACTTTGATTCTTATAAGACTAATAATGATAGTACAACATATGACAATTTATATTTCAGATATAGTTATGATTATCCAGTAAACATGTATACTGGTTCTTCTCCTTTATTCTTTACTGTAAGAAATGCCAATAAATTATATTCACAATATAGTGCATCTGCTTATAATTTCGTACAAAACACAACTACACAATCAAATTGTTTAACTGTATCTGCATCTTTATATCCATATCAATTTGATGAAATCGAAATTAATCAGAACATTAAATTAGGACAATATGGTCCTAATAAATTTAAGAATCAAAAAATAAATAAAGCAACTCAAACTGTTGAAACTAGATTGATGCCTAATGAAACTAGTGCAGTAAACAATTTAGTTACAACGGATTCAAATTTATTAGCAGTATACATTTCTCCATTTAAAGTAAGAGACGATGATATTTTAAATTTCCTAGGAGAATATGATTTGATGGATTATATTGGAAGTCCATCAAATATTTTTACAGAAAATTATGAAGGTTTACAAAATTTAAGAGACAATTATAACAAATATAATTTATCCGAACAAGTTTTATATCAAGAGTTTATGACTCTTTATAAAAATTATTTTGACGGTTCTTTTTTTGAAACTGTAAGACAATTATTACCAGCAAGAAGTAAGGTAGTTGATGGTATATTAATTGAACCAAGTCTTCTGGAAAGAAATAAATATCAAAATAGACCAATAGATAGTGCGATTGCTTATGATTTAAGCAGTTCATATCAACCACTTAGAAATTTTTCTGCTTCATTTGAAAGAAAATATACAAGTATTAAACAAGTTAACTTGAGTAAAAACGGATTAGATTTTTCATTAACATCATCAACATACGGACCATTGACATCATCAATGCATCCATCATCTTATCCGTCAAACAATTATACAACATTTCAGTTTTCAAGTTTAAATTATGATAAGAGATTGAGTATATTTTCAATTAGTGGTTCATTTTTTGATAAATACGAACCAAATTATATTTATAGAAATAACAAAAAAGTTTATTTATTTGGTACAAATCCAAATACTAGTTTGGAAAATTCTAGTAGTAAATTAGTAAATATATATTCTTATATAAATACTAATTCTTCATCTTTATTTAATACTTATGACAATGGTTCTTCAATTTTTGATACTGAGCATTATCCTATAGGACATTATTCATTAAAGAGAAGAATTTCAAGATTTTCAACAAATCAATACTTTGTAAATTCATCAACTGGTTCTTTTTATAAAAAATCTAGTCAAAATACATATACAACGGTAGACAATAAAGGCAATCCAAATAATTCATCTCCAATAGAAAGAACTCAAATAAATCTACAAGTTTCTGAAAATTCATTGATAAGTTCATAAAAAAGATTTAATGAATAATATTTATTAACAAATATACTTATATTATATGGCATACTTAGATAATAAAACAATAACAGTTGATGCGATTTTAACCCAAAAAGGTAGACAATTGTTAGCAAAAAATGGCTCATTGAATATTACAGCATTCGCATTAGCAGACGATGAAATTGATTATAATCTATATAATTCAACTCATCCTCTTGGTAGTGCTTTCTATGATATAGCCATCAGAAACACTCCGGTATTAGAACCATTTAGTGATGAAACACAAGTAATGAAGTATAAATTGGTAACTTTACCATCAGGTGTAACAGCAATTCCAGTAATATCTATTGCTCAAGCAAACATTACAACTGACAGATTAAATACAAGTGAATTCATCATTTCTCCAAGTACAAATCCAACTTATAATACAACTTTGGGATATACTGCTATTTTAGGAAATAAAAATGCCGGTACATTATTGGTAACTGAAACAAACAGTATTAATTCTACAAGTGCTACTGTACCAAGTTTTGCTGGTGATGCTGTAACTGCTTCTTCACAAGTAGTAGTTGGTAGTAAATTTAAATTTGTACCAAATAATGCTTTGATATCTACAATAACTACAACATTAACAATCATTGGAAATGAAAGCGGAGGTAGTCTTACAATTCCAGTTACTGTTACAGTTCCAACTACAACCACTTAATAAAATATGATTTTTAAAAACTTCGAATCTACAGATATAGTAGCAGGAAGAATTAACAAAGTGTCTTCCGGATTTTGGGTTGACGGTAATTACGCCGTTACACAATCATCTTTTACAACATCGTCTACACAAGTAGCTTTAACAGGTTCAAATGCATACGATGTTCAAAATGGATTATATTATTACAATGTTTATTATCAAAACCAACCACACTTTTCAATAACTTACGGTGATTATTATGGGTCTGGTTCATCAGTAACAGATTCAACTACATTGTATGTTCGTCCTACACAAGCAATTTATAATCAATATAAAAATGTATTATTGACTCCAGACGATACATTTTTTAATTTTAAAACAGGAAACTATACTGTATCTACTGGTACAGATTCAACTACATCTGTAACAGGATCTGGTATAGTAGTATTAAATTTCTCAGCTGATAAATACAAAGACCGTGTAGATGAAGGACAAATTGAATTTAGTATCAGTGGTGCTAATGGACAATTTACATTTATTGATGATTCATCTGTAGTTAAAAAACAATTGGATGTATATAATATTATTAGTGGTAGTGTAAATGATGGAGTTCCATCTGCATATTCAAGTGCGGGAGTGATTACTTATAATTCAATTGGATTGTTTTATCCAAAAACTGGTACAGTAGTATTAAATGCCGGAGCTATAAGTTCTTCTGTAGGTGTATCTTTGACAGGATCATTTGCAAGTGTACCCGATCAAACAAATACATATGCATTAAACCAAAAAACATTGTTTCAAGCAATTACTAAATGTACAACAAAGACATTTAAAGTAAGAAAATCTGAATATTTACCTTCTGCTCAATATTTCGTGAGAGTAAAAAATCAAGATTTCAACTATACAAATAATCCAACATTTATTGCAAATGGTACTACCGATTCATTAAATGGAACTGTATTAGCTAGAGGCGCAATAAAAATAAATGATTTTGTTAATAATCCAACAACATATATTACCACAGTTGGTTTATATGATAGTGATAACGAACTAGTAGCAGTTGCAAAATTAAGTCAACCAACACAAAAAACTTTTGATAGTGAATTGTTGATTAGAGTAAGACTTGATTTTTAAACTAATGGATAAATGATTAAAAGTTTAAATAGAGATGATGTTCAAGTTACCCCATTTGTTGCAAAAAAACTCTGGAATCCTACAAATATTGAAGCTACAGATTTGATATTATGGATGTCTGGGTCTTTAAGTGGGTCAATCTCTCATATTTATATTGATTATGGTGACGGTACTAGTGTTCCTACAACAAGTAGTACTTGTGATTTAGCACTACAACAACAAGAAGATAATTTTGTTCAATATCATCGTGGATTAAATATTACCGGCACATTTTTCCCGGTAGGCAATCAATATTATAACTCATTTTCCAATCCAGTTAATATTGATGGTACATATATGAGATTGGTTTATAATACCAATAAACAGTTATTTTATAATACTTATGATAATCCAGTTCAATTATGGGGAGTCGAAAATTTTAATTTACAATCTACATATAGAATTTTAACAGATGTAATGGATGTATTTACAATACCTAAAAATTATTTCGGTGAAAAAATTTCTCCCAACAGTGTTACAATAATTGACAATCAAGACGACTCTACATACTTAATTAAAGATGATGGAAATCAAAATTTAATACTTAGTGGTAGTTATTTTTCTACTTATCAAGAAATAGAATTCACTGATTTATGACAGATTCAATTTATAAATTAAAAACAGGATATTCAATTGCTGCAGATGGTGATTATGTAGCAGTAGGTAATCCTACGTCTTTTTTATCTGGATCTCCCATATTAAACAATAAAGGTTCAGTCGAAATTTTTAAATATTCAAAAACTACAGATTTATATAATCCTCATTTTATATTTTATAAATATATTACTCCACATGAAGCATTTCTTTCTGCAGATACAAGTAGTGTAGATTTAACGTATTTAAATGCAGATACATCTTCTGTTCCTGTTTTAGGTTTAAACATAGAAATAGATACTGAATGGAATCCTGTAATTTATGACGATGGATATGGTGTATCGGTAGATGTTTCTGGTTCTATAATTGTAATTGGAAATCCTTATTATAGATATTCTTTAATTAATGGATCTCAAGTTTATACTGGATCTTGTGTGGATATTTATGATTTATCGGATTATTCAAGTAGTTATGTATCTGGAACAGTATATTATCCAAAATACAGTATTACCAACTCATTTGATAATTTAGAATATTCTACTTTTGGAGAATCCGTTTCAATTTTTGAAAATAAATTAGTAGTTGGATCTAGTAAAAACAACGCAGCATATATTTATACACAATCTCTGGGTATTTGGGGACATTATCAAACTATTACAGGTACTAATGAATTTGGTGGAGTAGTTAAAATAGATCCTAGTGGTTCAAACAGAATTGTAATAGGTAATAAATCAACTGGGAGTGCATCTTTTACTTCTTCTGTATTTGTATATGAACTTAATCAATCAACTTTTCTATGGGAATTTAATGAAGAATTGAAAGAAGATAGAAATATTACAGGATCATTAAATTTTATAGACTTTAAACCATATTTTCCAGGAAGTCAACCAAGTGGTAGTAGATATGGCAATTCTGTTTCAATATATGGAGATACAATTATAGTTGGTTCTCCTGATGATATGTATTACTATGAATGGAGTGGTTCAACTATATTAAGAAATAGAGGCGCAGTTTATTTTTGGAAAAAATGTACAGATGCAACTGATTGGTTTTTATTGCAAAAATCGTTTGGAAGTGATGATTTATTAGAATCAAATAATTTTGGTAAATCTGTAGACATTTATAATAGTTATGCAATAGCAACAAGTACTAAAGATATTTATCAATTTAGTTCCAGTTATATTAAAAATACAATCGATAAAAGATTCAATTGCAATCCAGATGATAGTGTAATTGACACATTAGGACAATTTGTTTTTTATACTTCTTCATTATCAAATTCATTATGGGAAGTTAAAAATACGGTAACCAAGAAAAAACAATATGGATATCCATATACTACATTTGGATATAGTTCTGCAATTACAGATAAAATAATATCAATTGGTTCACCATTATTTTTAGTTAATCCTATAGAAATGACATCATCTTTATATGATACTATCAATGGTTATTCTTATATTTACAATTTTAATGATTTAGTCAATGATTATCATATAGGAAATGTATTTTATAGAGATGGTAAAATAATCTTATCAAACAGCGGTTCAATATTTGATAATTTATTAAAAAATAGGTCAAATCCATTGGAATCAATGTATGATATTGAATATAAGAGCAATATTAAATTATACGAAAAACAAGTATTATGCAGAATTGAACCAGGAGAATTTAACTATAGTACAAATCCAACATCTCTAGTACCTAATTCATTTGATTTTGATATAGATAATAATAAATATTTTAATTTTACCGATTTGGATTTAATTTTAAAATACATTAATTACCAGATAAATGGTTCATATAATTGGTGGGAATATATGACATTTACAAATGAAGAACAATCATTATTCAATCTTTATTCTGTAAATTATAATATTTCTTCAAGTTATACTTCTACCTATAATACAATATTAACTTCAAATTACTATGATTTTGATATAGATGGTAATAGTAAAGTTAATTTAAATGATATGTACATACTTTGGAAATATTTTAATAATAATTTGAATCAAACCGAGTTATTTAAATATGTTGAACCAAAATCAACAAGAAAAACTTTACAACAAATAGTTAGTTATATAGAACAAAAAATTGGAAAATTTGGTGGTAAAAGTATAAAACAAGATTTCTTTAATTTTAATTATAGTTCATCAATTGACCCAACAGGTTCTTATTTAGCACCATATATAACAACTGTTGGTTTATATAGTGGTGCAGATTTAGTCGCCGTAGCTAAATTAGGTATGCCAATTAAAAATAGTGGCGAATTACCATTAAATATTTTGGTAAAATGGGATATTTAAACATATTTATAAAAAGAAAGTATAATATATGCCAACACCAGTAAATAGAGAATCTTTAAATAAGAGTCTAGAACAAAGATATGCTTCTCAAAAATTCGGAGGGTCTTTTAACGCTAAAGATATCAATACTAAACCAGATTCTATAACAACTGGACCAAGTGTATCTGCTAAGGGAAATCAATTTACTATAGATAAAGGTGGATTTAGAGTAAAACAACCAATTGGATTGTCAGATTTAGCAGATGTTCCAGATAGAAAAAATAGTACATCTAAAGAATTATCATCATTGGTAAAAGGTTTTAATAATAAAAAATATCGTTGAGTAATATATGCCAACACCAGTAAATAGAGAATCTTTAACTAAAGGTTTATTGGAAAGATACTATACTCAAAAAGTTGGTGGCGCATTTGATGCTAAAAAACCTACTCCTGATATTTTTGGAAAATTAGAAAAAGATTGGACTCCACCAGGATTCGGCGGAATACCACCAGGTATTGGAATTGCAGGAATTAAAAAAGGTAAATCTAAGTACATAGAAAATTTTACTAATAAAAACTACGCACCTAATAAAAAAGGTTGATATATATCATAAATGGTTATATTAGGTTTAGATTCATCTACATCTGTTACTGGATGGGCATTTAGTAAGGACGGTAAAGTCTTGGATGCTGGTTATATTGATACCAAAAAATTAGAAACAACAAAAGAAAAAACTTATTTTGTTATATCTGAATTGGAGAAAAATCCTTTAATAAAAGATGTTACCGTCATTAATTTAGAAGCAGCTTTAAGTGGTTTTGCCGGTGGATTTACTAGTCAACAAACAATTATTATGTTAGCAAGACACAATGCTGTCTTTGCATATATCATTGAAGAACATTTCAAAATAAAAGTCAATTTATTATCTGTAAATACCATGCGTAAACAACTATTTGGTAAATGTAGAATCAAAGGCGTTAAATCAAAGGATTTTGTTAAAGCTGAATTAGAATTATTATGCCCAGATGTAATTAAATTTACAGTTCTTAATAAAAAGGGTAATTGGGATGAAAGAAATGGTGATATGTATGATGGAATAGTATGTGCATTATACAAAGATGAACCGCAACAAGATAATAGAATTAGCAAAAAAGATAAAAGCGTTAGCCGAAAAAGGTAAAGACGGTGAAAGAAATGCGGCTAAAGAGAAACTACAACGGTTATGTGAAAAATATAATATATTAGACCATGAAATCAATATTTCACAAGAAACAAAAGATTATTATATAATAATACGAGATTCTAATGAAAGAGAATTATTGATTAATATATGTTGTATGATATTAGATGTGCCTGGATTTAAATGGAAAGAAAAGAATAATTGTATTCGTATTAATATTACTAAAGAAGAATATGATAATATTTTTAGTGCGTTTGAATATTATAAAGAAATGTATGATGATTATAAAAGATATCTAATTCAAGGTATAATTTCAAGACATGCAATAGGTTATATTCCTAAACATCAAACATATACTCAAGAAAATGTGGTTCAACCAGATGTTTCAACTGTTCCTCCTGAAAAATCCGAAGATGTTGTAAACGAAGAAAAAAACGAAAAAACTGAGGATTCTAATGAAAAAAAGTCTAATGAAAATAAAAAATCCGAAGATAAATCTGAAAATCTTAAAAAAGAATCTCCTATTGATCCAATTAAATTAATGAGAATAGCAGTTGCATTGGATAAAAAACCTTGGGTTAAAAATGATCCAAATAAAAAATTGATAGAATAAAGTTTGTATGGTAAATTACCATAGATGTTGTTATATCAAGAAACAATCATATCAGTTTTAAATAAACTATTAAATCAGACTCCTAAAATTCGTAAAGGAACTGATGCAGTTTATCATTGTCCATCTTGTAAACATTATAAAAGAAAACTAGAAATCAATTTACATACAGGTAAATATAATTGTTGGGTATGTGGATTTAGTGGAACAAGTTTTAAAACACTATTTAAGAAATTAAACGCTCCTTCCGAATATTATACTTCAATTGGATTATCCCAAAAATCTACTTTTAAGAAATCGATTACTGAGTTTTCAATATCATTTGAAGATGAACCAGAAGAACTTAAATTGGTAAAATTACCAAAAGAATTTAAACCAATTAGTGAACCCACAAATGAATTGGAATATAAACACGCAGTAAAATATCTTAAATCCAGAAACATTACTAAAAATGATATTATCAGATATAATATAGGATATTGTACTGAAGGAGAACTTAAAAATAGAGTCGTTATACCTTCATATGATAGTAATGGTACATTAAATTTTTATACTGCTAGAAGTTTCTTTGAAACAAAAGGACTAAAGTATGTAAGTTGTTCTGCATCAAAAAACATAATCGGATTCGAATTATTTATTAATTTTGAACAACCTATTACTTTAGTTGAGGGCCCGTTTGATGCAATTGCGGTAAAAAATAACTGTATTCCGTTGTTTGGAAAAACTATGAGCAGACAGTTAAAATTAAAATTATTGGAAAACGATGTACCTATGGTACATATATTATTAGATAATGACGCATTGAAAGATTCAGTGAAAATTTGTGATTTTCTAATCAAGAATAGTATTCCAACTAAATTGGTAATGTTAGATGGTAAAGATCCAAGTGTAATAGGTTTTGAAAAAACTTGGCAACTAATAAACAGTTGTGATACTATGGACTTTGAAAAGTTGTTTAAGTTAAGAATAAATATATAATATGGCAAAATATCTTAAGTCGGATATAACAGAATTCAAAAATATATTTCATATTGCGGATATTCATCTTCGTCTAACAAAAAGACACGATGAATATAATGAAGTATTTCAAAAACTCTATAAAGCAGTGGAAAGAACACCAGCAGAAACGGTAGTTGCTGTATTAGGTGATGTATTACATTCTAAAAGCGATTTATCACCTGAATGTGTAAAAATCACCACAGAATTTTTACAAAATCTAGCAGATAGAAGACCAACGGTATTAATTGCTGGTAATCACGATGCTACTCTCGCAAATAAAAATAGATTGGATAGTCTAAGTCCAATTGTTGATGCAATTAATCATAAAAATCTATTTTATTTAAAAGATTCAGGCCTTTATATTCTAGGAGATATTCTTTTTAATCATTATAGTGTATTTGACGAACCAGAAAAGTATATTAAATTCAAAGATATTCCTAAGATATATTTGAATGAAACTCGTTATAAAATTGCATTGTTTCATGGACCTGTAAATAACGCTATTACTGATGTTGGATATAAAGTTGCTAGTAGAACAATTACAAATGAAATCTTTGACGGACATGATATTGTATTGTTAGGAGATATTCATAGACATCAAGTATTAAATCCATCTGAACCAACTATTGTATATGTAGGATCTTTAATTCAACAAAACCACGGAGAAGAATTAAAAGGTCATGGATTCGTATTCTGGGATTTAAAGACTAAAGTATTCAAACACTATGAAATTCCAAATGATTATGGTTTTTATACTGCTGAAATAAGCAAAGGTAAGTTATTAACTGATATTTCCGATATTCCTAAAAAAGCAAGACTTAGATTAAAATGTTTTGAAAGTGTAGCTACAGAAGTAAAATCAATTTTGTCTTTGATTAGAGAAAAATCCGACGTAACTGATGTAACTTATGTTCGTGTAGATTCATTAAATACATCAAGTAATATTATTGATAATACTAACTTTAGTTTGACTGATGTATCTGATGTAGATTATCAAAATAAATTGATTACGGAGTATCTTTCCAATAAAAATATAAGTCCGTCAAAGGATACACTTGAAAAGATTTATAAGATTAATAAAGATTTAAATGCATCTTTAGAAAAAGAATCTGTTGTAAGAAACATTAGATGGAAACCCAAAAAATTTGAGTTTGATAACATGTTTAGTTATGGTGAAGACAATATAATTGACTTTACTAAAATGCATAATGTTGTTGGATTATTTGCTAATAATGCTGCAGGTAAATCTAGTATATTATCTGCATTATCATTTTGTATTTTTGATAAATGTGATAGAGCGTTTAAAGCTTCTCATATTCTCAACACACAAAAAATGTCATTTCGTTGTAAGTTTAACTTTGAAGTTAACGGAGTAGACTTCTTTATTGAAAGAAAAGGTAATGCTGATAAAAAAGGTAATGTTAAAGTTGATGTAAAATTCTGGAAAGAAGAAGGCGGTAAAGTTATAGAACTTAATGGTGAAGCTCGTAGAAGTACCAACGACATTATTCGTGATTATGTAGGTACATATGATGATTTTATTTTAACAGTTTTGAGTATTCAAAACAATAAAGTGGGTTCATTTGTAGATATGGGACAAACAGAAAGAAAAGATTTGTTGGCGCAATTTATGGGACTTACTATATTTGACAATCTATATAATGATGCTTCTGATAAAACAAAGGAAATCAATTCTTTATTGAAAAATTTTAAAAATAATGATTATACTCAGAAACTATTAAATTTAAATAATGATATAGAAAGTTTCTCTGGTTCATTAAATAATGAGAATCAAAATTTAGAAAAATTAACTAGTAAAAGAGAATCTGAAAATGAAACATTATTGCAAGAAACTAAGAAACTAATAAATGTTGATACTACTTTAGTAGATATAACTTCTTTGGAATCTAAGAAAATATCTTTGGATAATTCCATTTCAACTCAATCTTCTAATTTGACTTCTTACAAATCTCAATTGATTCCTTTAGAATCAACATATAAAGAATATAATGAAATCATTAATAATTATGAAAACGATGATATTACATCTAAGTATGAACTGTATCAAGAATTAGAAACCAAATTAAACTCAAAAGAACAGTTAATTGAGAAGAAAAAGATTGTAGTTACAACTAAATTACAAAAGTTAAAGAAACTAGAAGAACATAAATATGACCCAAACTGTAATTTTTGTACTACTAATGTTTTCGTAAAAGATGCAATAAAAACTAGAGAAGAACTTGATACAGATAAAATAGAAGCTCAATCTTTAGTTAAAGAATATACTACTATAAAAAACAGTTTTAATGAAATATCTTATATTAAGGACCATTGGAAAACATATAATGATACACTTAGATTAAAATCTGAGATTCAATTGAAAATTAATAAATTAAATAATGATATTCTAAAATTAGAAAATAAAATTAGTAGTGACCAGAACTCTTTGATTAATATTGAAACTCAAATAAAAGAATATTATAATAATAAAGACGCAATTGAATCTAACAAAATTGTAAATCAAACTATTGATTCAATTAAATCTAATATTAAAAATATTGATTTTGAAATTAAAACTGTAAACAATAATATAATTAATTTTAATACAAAAATTTCTGGATTGGAAGAACAACGAAAAACAATTCAAACGTCAATTGAAGAAGTTAAAATATTGGAAGTTGAATACGAAGCATATCAATTATATACAAATGCTATTTCCAGAGACGGAATTCCATATGAATTAATTAGTCAAGCACTTCCAACAATTGAAAAAGAAGTAAACAATATATTGAATCAGATAGTTGAGTTTACAGTTACTCTTCAAACTGATGGTAAGAATGTTACTACTCATATTAATTATGAAGATAAAAAGTGGCCATTGGAATTGGCGAGCGGTATGGAAAGATTCGTTAGTTCTTTGGCAATGAGAGTTGCTTTGATTAATATTAGCAATCTTCCAAGACCTAACTTTATAGCTATTGATGAAGGATTTGGATGTGCAGATGCTGATAATTTATCGTCTATGGGTGCTCTATTTGCGTTCTTAAAGACCAATTTTGACTTTGTGTGGATTATTAGTCATTTGGATAGTATGAGAGACATGGTTGACAATAGACTTGAGATTAAGAAAGAAAATGGGTTTTCTAAAGTTAATTATGTATAATTAATGGGTATATATATTTATAGTATATATGCCCAGCATAAAGACAGGTCAAATATTAGGTTTATCCAGTATAGTTCCGAATATAGAAGATAAGACATACTTATCTGAGTATTTTAATCTCACAGAGTTTTCACCAGAATTCTTTGTGGGAAAAAATGCTTTGGTAATCAATGGAAGCGATAAACTTAAAATAGGTGCAGAAATTCAAGTCGAAGCTTTTGATAATAATGGAATACCTCTTTTCATAGAAAAAGCTATAAGTGTAGATGAACTGACCCAAAAAAGAATTATAGTATTATCAATTTATGTTTATGAACAAAATTCAGTTGGTTCTGGTAAAATTATAATAGTTTCTACTACTGTTGATGACAAAATAGTAAGATGGATAGCTAATATAAATATAAATGTAACTAAAGTCACTGATTCAAAAATTAGGTTTTATAAACAACCAATTATTGAAGTAGAACCAATATTATCATTTGCTGTTTCTTCTTCTGTTGAAAATAATCCTAAAACAATAACTGGTAGCTTTTTATCTACGCCTATACAACCTAAAGTTGATTTTGATATTGAAAAATTTGGTTATAGAAAAAATTTAGTTGATTATAGAATAATTGATACAAATGCAAATTTTAGTTCAAGTCTAAAAAACTTTCAAGTACAAATATATGTAAATAAAATCAAAGAATTTGCAAGTTTTAATGAAGTGAGTGTTAATATTACCTCTTCTTTTTTAATTAAAGACGTATTAAATATTAGTACGTTAATTTTAGATACGCCATTCACTTATAACAATAAAGTAGCAACAATTACGAACGGTAATTATAAAATCATTTATAATGATATAACTTACAGTCCAAGTTTATTCACATCAGGAAGTTATCTTCAAGAATCATTGGGATTAAGTGGACAAAAACAATTTAAGAAATTTTCTTATGCTAAGATAATTTATAAAAATATAAATACTTTTACTGGTAAGCCTGCTAAACATAAAGTATATAGAAAAAGTTTAAGAACATTAGGTGATTTTGAATCTATAATAGATGAAACATTTGGAGATACGGAAATATTAAAAGATCCTGTTACACCAAATAAAGCATTTGAAAGGTTGGGTGTATTTTTTACACAGTTTCATATAAATAATTTCTGGTTTACAAGTTCGAATGATATCAATTTGAAATATGATAATCAAACTTTTGTAAATGGTTTAAAAATATCAGGTAGTAATTTAAATGGCACTTATGCAATAGTAAAAGCTAATACATCTTTTACAAATAGAAATACATCATATTTACCATTTAGTCAAGACCAACAAAATGTCCAATCGGGGTCAAACTTCGACAGTAATTTTCTTAACTTTTATAAAGATACTGATTATTCTTTATCATTTAGAACGTCTATAATCGAAAAAGATTTATCTGCAATATCAAAACTCAAATTTTACATTACCAGTTCTTTTTCAAATATAAATAAAAATTTAGGATATGACCCAAATAGAGGAGTTTTAATTGCAGAATTTGTTTATAGTGGAAGTACCACAGGTAAATACTTTGATCAAAAACAAAATTTTGAATTTAAATTTCCAGAAGATTTATATGGAACTCTAGTTGTTTATCCTGAAAATGTCAAACAAATAATAATATCAGATTTATCAGTAAAAGTTTCCGAAATATATGGATTTACAGGTAATTCTTATTATGTAAAAATACCATTTCCAGTAAATGTTCCTAATGAAGTATTTGAAATAAAATCCGAATTATATGATATCAATTCAAATCTTTCTTATACAAATTTAAGAACTGTCCAAGTATTTGATCCTTCTGGAAGTAGTACTCCACCTGATTTTGGAAGTACTAATATCATAACAGCCGGAACAGTTAATACCAATATTTTAAATGTAACAAGTAGCATTAATTGGCAAAATCCTTGTAAAAGTGATTCACCAGCACCATTTAAATATTTCTTGACATGGGACGATAGTTCTAAACAAGTATGTGTAATGACTTCCAGTGCAGTTGCATCTGGCAGTATTATATCCGGAAGTGGAGCAGGTAATATTACTTCTATAATTGGCGGACCCGGAATAACAATAGTTAGTGGTTCAGGACCAATTGTAACTATTAGTGCAAGTGCAGGAGGTACAGGAAGTGGATTTCCTTTTACAGGAAGTGCGGGAATCACTGGGTCTTTAACTGTTACAGGTTCAATTTATTCATATAATATCACTTCAAGTTTATTTGGTACGTCATCTTGGGCAATTAGTGCGTCAAGAGCAATTACAGCTAGTTACGCAGTTTCATCTAGTTATTCAACAAGTTCTAGTTATGCATTAAGTAGCTCTTATGCTTTAAGTTCCAGTTATGCCAACAATGGAATACCAGCCGGTGGTGCGATAAATTATATTTTGGCAAAAAGTAGTTCTAATGATTATGAAACGATATGGATACCGTCTCCGACAGGACCTGCTGGACAAGGTGAATTTTCATTTACTTCATCATTTTTAAGTGGATCACCTTCATCTATAACCTGTTCATCAGATTATGCTTTTTGGCATTTACATACAAATGGAAATTTAAATGTACATATTAGTTCATCCGTTGAATCTGGGTCTTTTAGTATAAGATTAGTATCATCAGGAAGTACAAATAATACGATTAATTTTTATCCATATCAACAAATTGAATGGGCAGGAGTAGCTGGTTTTGATGGTCCAGGAAGTGGTTCTATTGAAGAATCTGGTTCAATAACCTTAACTCCAGCTCAAGAAATGGTATTATCTTTTATTTATTATAATAATACATCATCTTTATATCCTGAAAAGAAATATAGCGCATTTGTTTCTGATTTAAAGACTCCTGGTTTAGAAAATAAAACAATTATACCAAATTTATATTTAGTTGGTGAAGGCGATTATAGTATTGGTGGAGGAGGATTAACTGATCCAAATGCTTATATATTTACAATAAATGGTGGAGGAACGAGTCAAGATTTAAGTGGTATAGGCAGTAAAACTTTTTGGGGTTGGGCTCCTGTTTATGTTGAAGGAACAGGTCGAAGATTTTTTCCTTTATATCAATAATTTTAAAATTGTTTATAAATATTAACATCTTGAAATTTTTTAGAATATTTATATTTAGATTTTTTCAATAAAATTTCTACATTTGAAAGGAATTTAACATATGCCAATAACTGAAGGAGGAAAATTTAGTCCTGTTGACCGTATAGTCAGTCCAGGAGTATT